TAGGATTATCCACATGGCCTGTAGACCACGAAATACAAGGAACTCCTTTCTGGTCCCAAGCGACTAAGGCATAACCTTTTATATCAATTTTATCAGTAATCTTAATACAAGCGTCATGAAAAGCTGATACTACTTCGTCATCTTGTTTATCTACTATTTCTTTTTTTGTAGGTTTACGAGGTGTTACTCTCCATCTATCAAGAGTAATAATGTTTGTTTTTGCCGTATTTTCTTTTCTCGTCATAATCATCGTCCTCAGGATCATCTGGATGTGTTACTAAAAACCCATCACGTATTCTCATTAAAGCTTGTATACAAGTATCATGTATATCATCGTGCTTTCCATATGGGAATTGAGATGATTCTTCAATTACACTCTTAGTCCAATCTTCATCCAAAGTAAACACTAATCCACCTTCAAACATTGGAGCTACACTGTGAGTTCGAGATACCTTATCTCTTTCTGGAGTATAAGTAACTACAGGCACTCCAGACCTCCTCATATCTTGTATTAGAGATTGACCAGAAGCTCTTTTTTCTATTAATACTTGATCGGGCATCCATTCATCATAACTGTCTTGTGCACGTTTTCTTAAATCTGGATATTCTAATCTTTCTTTCCAAGCATCTAATAATAAACATGCAGCATACGGAGTATTGTTTTCATCTCTTGCTGTAAATACACCCCAAGTAGTACAAGCTGAATAATCAGCAGAGGATCTAGTACTAAATGCAGTGTCGTAAGATTGTACAACATAACCTAATGTAGGAATTTTTTCTCCCTCGTATATATTCCACCAATCTTTTTTAATAATAGAACCTTCTTCGTTAGTAGGTCTTTGTTGATAAAGAGATTGCCATACACGTTCTCCTACTGTATTTTGAATTTTATCTAAATCTTCTTTTGAATAAGCATCTGGCCATAAAGCATTACCTTCTTTATCAATCGCTGGTAAATCTAAAATTTTCCAATCTTCACCAGATTCATTTAAAATATAACCAGCAAGGTCATCTTGGTGCCATCGAGTTTGAATTACTATTACTTTACCACCTGGTTGTAATCGAGTATATGCTACAGATTTATACCACTCTAATAGATTTCTTCTTTGTACTTCTGATTCAGCGTCCTCTCTTCCTTTTATAGGATCATCTATAATTAATAAATGCGCACCTCTACCTGTAATAGCTCCACCTGCACCAACCGCTGCATAAGTTCCGCCATGTATAGTATGAAATCTTTTAGCTGATGTACTATCTGATCGAAGGGCCACTTGTGGAAATACTTTGTTGTAATCATCAGATTGAAGTTGATTACGGACCTTTCGTCCAAAGTCGTCAGCTAATTCTTGAGCATATGTAGATTGAATTACAAATTCGTTTGGATTATTACCTAGATACCACGCAGGAAAAAATTCTGAACACAACATAGATTTACCATGTCGAGGTGGCATAAAAACTGCCAGCCTTTTAATATCACCTTTTTCTAAACTTTCTAGATTTTTAGCAATTAATTTTATATGCGCAGGATCTTTATAACCCGGATACATATGTTTAGCGTAAGCCAAAAAATTATTACGAGCTTTATAAGTAGATAATAAATTATTTAAATGTTCTATTAATTCACCCGCACGTTTATCACGTGTCTTTTGGTATATCTGAATAGCTGACTTTAATTTCTCTTTGATTTGGACTTCTTGCATTTTGTTGACCCATTCCTAATCCACCACTTTCTTTATATAACTTAAATTTTTGTGAAAGTAAAAAAAATGGTTCTCTTTTTTTCAAGATAACTTCTTGCCAAGCTTTTGATGGTTGTCCTATTCTATCGAGAAACCATGCTAATTTTGAAGCTTCTGCTAATCTTAAATTAACCATTTCTTGATGATGTAGGTCTCCTTTTTCTTGAGGATTACCTTCTTTGTATTTTCTAGCTCTAAATACTTCGTCATTATTGTTACCAGTAATATCTGCTCTATCATGTATTACATTAATATCAACTTCCTCCATTATATCTAACGCATAAGCAATTTCAGAGAGCCACGCATCATTTTGACCATGTAGACTTATATGGTCTAAACATCTAAACCAATCTCTAGGAAAACATGGAAAGATACTATAAGGATGTCCAGTTTGTTCTTTAAACTTTAATAAACAAAACTGATCTTCAAAATCCATAATCTTATCATCCCAATTTTTCGTACACATTAAAGCATCGTCATTAAAGAACATTAACCATTTACCAGTAGAGTATTGAGCTAATGTATTATTATATCGATGTAAATTTTCGTAACCTATCGGACTAAATTGTAAAGCAATCTGATTAGGATATTTTGAATCTTTAAGATAGTTAAAACTTTCTAAGTCATCTTTATCTACACCAAATAAAAATTGTAACTTATCCGGGGTTCTTGCATTATTGATTAATGAATCTACAGCTTTTTTTAATAATGGCAATCTTTTACGAGTTGGTAAAAGTATAGATATATTCATGGATCCACAGTACACAAATAATTATAATATGAAACAAAAATATGCCCGCCTTCCTCCCTGATACCACCAGTCTCCCGGCCGTGTATCAACTCCTATTCTTTTTCTTTTATCTCGTAAAAAAATCTATCTGTATCATCTGTTACCCAATCTTTGTTTTCGACATTCCAGTCGTTTGTTTGGACTTTGTAGTCTGGCACTTCGCTTCTCGTAGTGAACGAATTAACATTCCATAGTATCCTATTATTAGGTTGAGCAGCGAAATTACCGTTGTCAAGCTCCAATATATGAGCACATTTATGCTCCTGAGGAATCTCAGAATGATCTGTATCGAGAAGATTGGGGTCAGGGTGACACCAGTCAACAGTAAACAGATACTCACCTGTATAAAGTTTTTTATCTTTACCAAAATATTTAGCTCTTTGTCCTAATAAAAAAGAAAAATGAGTAACACTGTGATGATAATCAAAGCTATTCCACAGCTCAAGTAAGTCGTTTGGCATATCTGGCACTTCTCGCCTTTCCATCTTCGCAGAAAAGAAGGCAGCAATTGGCAACCGCCAAAAGCACGCACCGTTCGGTAACATGATATTAAAAAGGATACCACGACCCTGTATACTTGTGAGACCGAAGATAACACAATCTTCGCTTTCTCCATGATGTTTTTGTTGGTCATATAAATACTCCTTGCGTATTTGACAATATATTGGTGGAATGCTACTATTTAAAAAGGCCATTGTAAAGATATAATATAAAAAAAATTTTTTTTCTAGAGATATTTATACGCATATAAGTCATTCTACACTAACTCTAGCTCTACCTCTAAGACTAACCGCAAATCACCGTCAAACTTTATATAAATTTTATAAATTAAACTTAATACGAATTTTTAAAAAAAAGTGAGAAAAAAAAGAATAAAAAAAAACTAGCGTAAAATTAATTACGCTAGTTTTATTATTTAAATAATATTAAAGACTTTTTATTTTTTCTTCGAAGAATTTAATATTTTCGATTATCTCGTTTGATACTTTATTCTTCTTAATAAATTCTTTATTCGAATTTATTAAATCGATATATAAATCTTTTTTAGATTTATCTAAGTACCCGTTAATATCGATTAATAGATTTACTTTTTTAAATCTATTATTTCGAGTAGTATCGTATTCGATATCAACTTTTCGATAATCGTTATTAAAAGCTTTTTCGATAGTAGTCGAAAATTTCGCTTTTTCGTAAATAATAAACGACTTAGTTTTATCTCGTTTATTATTAAATAATCGAAATAAAACTTTTTTATCTTTAAACTCTCGAAAAGATAAAGCGATTTTATTTTCGATTATATTTTTCTTAGTAGTCATAGTCTTTCTTCTTTCTAGATTTAAAAAGATTTCTATTTATTAGAAAATTTAATTTTTAAATCTATTCGAAAATTATAAAATTTTTTTATAAAAGTAAATAATTAATTTCTGTTGTTTTCGCTTGTAAGTAGAAAGAACAAAGATAGAACACTCGTTCTCGTTTCGTTCTTCTTAAAATAAAGTAAACAAAATCGATAAAGTTAAAAATAAAAAAATAAAATCTTTTAATAAATAAAGTAACATAAGTATTATAATAAATTATTTATATCATTTTTATACGTTTTAATTCTAATCGGATTATTATTCTGTTTTTGAGGAAAAAGCTCTATCCCTCATTTTTTTTATTTAACTTGATCCTTGCTGATCAGCCCTGATCAACTAGATACTAGGATCAAGCTGGATCATCTAGGCTCATGCCACAACAAGCAACAGTCGCCTGCCACAACAAGCAACCGCCGTCAGTCTAGTTTATGTTCTGATTTGATTTGTTCTAGAT